TGAACTAGAGCGAGAGGGTCTCGCAAAGGCCGACTGGGACGCCCGTGTTGTGTGGCTTCCGAACGTCATCAAATACAACCCCCCAGAGAACCCAAACGTCGTCAAAGGGTGGCGCCACCACTGGGACGAGATTCCCGAGTGCACACTCAAGAACGAGGCGTTTGAAGCCATTTTCACGGTATTGAAAGGGTCTCGGAAAGGGTTATCGGAAGCCTTTGGTGAGTGTTGCCGGAAGAGTCTGGCAAATCAGGAGCAGGAGCAGGAGCAGGAGCAGGAGCAGGAGCAGGAGAAAGAACAAGAGCAAGGCCCGGCGAAGCCGGTGGAAGCCGGACTCTTGCGTGACTTGGACCTTCAAGCTCGAAGCGCTCGATGGCTAGGCGGAGGTTTGAAGGCTCAGGGCGTTGCTCTGCAGTTCGGGGAGCCTTGTGGGTGGGAGGCGTGCAAACAAGTTTGGGCCGCGTTCGAGGCTCGAGGAATGCACCAGGACGTGCGGGTGTCGAGTGATCGGCGGGTCAAAATTCTGCTTGGGTTCTTCGCAGAGGGGCGCACAGTCGACGAGGCTGTCGAGTTAGTGGACCTTGCCGCCAGCGATGTCTTTTGGTCAACCAAGGGCCCAGCCGCGTTAATGCAGGCGCATCTGCTCGATGAGCTGCGAGCCAAACGAAAGCCGGTCGAGAACGAGCTCGCACCACGCGCCATCGAAGTGACCGGAAGGGACGCACAATGGACCTAGCTGCAATCGCTCGCGAGGTACGCTACGCGGTTTCAGATCCGCGCAAGCTCTGCGATGCGCTCGGGCTCTCGAAGGATTCGAAGCCACAGGGCGGAGGGCTCAGCGTGCGCTGTCCGGCACATGGCGAGAAGAACCCAAGCTGCTCGGTAACTCGAGGTCCAGACGGCACAGTTCGGGTTCGTTGCTTCGGGTGCGACTTTAGCGGTGACGCCCTGACACTGATCGCTCAAGTGCACGGGTTAACACTCCGCGGCGATGACTTTCGTCAGGTTCTTGCCGTGGGCGCCGAGATCTCGGGCCAGCTGGGATTGCGCGAGGAGATTCTCTCAGGACGCCCGATGCCTGAGCGCAAGCCAGTCGAAGCGCCGCCCCAGCAAGCGCCAGCGGAGTACCCGCCCCAAGACGAAGTCGCTCGACTCTGGAACGAAGCCCTGCCGGTCTGCTCCGACGCCGACGCGTGGGAGGCGCTGCGGGCTCGAGCAATTGACCCTGAGGCAGTGGATCGTGAGGGCGTGTTGCGTGTCTTGCCGACCGATTGCGACCTGCCATCTTGGGCGCGCTACCGCGGTCGTAGCTGGCTAGAGACCGGGCACCGACTGCTCGTCGCCATGTGGGACTGCAACGGGCGCCTGCTGAGCGTCAGGGGATGGCGGATCGGAGAAAGTGATTCGCCCAAGCGCTTGCCGCCGGCGGGGCACCGGGCGACGGCGCTCGTTATGGCGAATCGCTTCGCGTGGCAGATGCTCACGAGGCGCGCGTGTCCGAGAAAGCTTGTGGTTGTCGAGGGTGAACCCGACTTCGTCACCGCGGCGATGAAGCTTCCGGACGCTGTCATCGGAGTGATCTCAGGTTCCTGGGATGAGTACTTCGCAGAGCAAGTTCCAAGCGGAACGCAGGTGATTGTCGCAACGCACAACGACGATGCCGGTGACCGCTACGCAGAGGGTGTGATCAAGACTCTGGGAGAACGCTGCCCAGTCTGGAGGGCCGCTTGAGCGAAGATCTGAACGATAAGCAACGCGCGGGCAGAATGCCCAGCGATCTGCGAGAAGGTGCGCAACCAGTCAATCGACGCGCTCAGCAGACGGCCGAGCGGGAGCCCATCAGGATCTACACGGTTCGCGATCTGTTGACCGAGTCCGTCGCTCGAGCAACGCGAGCTGAGGGGGCAACGAAGGCGTGCACCACCGGGCACTACGAGCTCGACAACATCACCGGTGGATTCGCCCCCGGGTTCGTGTGGGTATTTGGTGCTGACACGAGTTGGGGAAAGTCGAGCTTCATCATCGCTGCTGCCGACGAGAACATCAAAGCGGGGCGTCGCGTCCTGATCGTGTCGGCAGAGGACCCGGCAGAGCTCTACGCCGATCGCCTACTCGTTCGCCGCTCGCGCGTCGACGCAGATCGCTTTCGTAAGAAGCGCCTTGACCCGGACGAGATCGCCGCAATCAAGAAAGTGCGAGATGCTGCCGAGGATGTGCCGGTCTACTGCCACGCCGAGAACAAGACGATCGAGCGACTGCATAGCGAGCTAACAGCGATCGTGCGCCTCGAAGGCATCGACATGATCGTGTTCGACTACCTGCAGGAGTTCACGAGCTCAAAGAAGCATCAGGACGAGCGTACACGCTTCAAGCACACGAGTCAGATCATGCGCGATCTGGTTCGCACGAACGGGAAGTCAGGCGCTATTCTGTCGCAGCTAACCATCAACAGCGACACGAAGGTGCCGAACAAGCAGAACATCCGAGAGAGTCGCGACGTGAGCAACGCAGCTGAGGTTGTCGCCATCGGGTTTACGCCAGAGACGGACGTCACGAAAGGGAATCCGGGTCGAGATGACCAAGGCCGAGCGCTTGCGCCAGAAGTGGTGTTCAAAGCAGGTGAGCGCTACATCCTGATCGACAAGAACAAGAACGGGCCACGCGGCAAGAAAGTCCAGATGCGCTGGGACGAAAAGTCGGCGTGTTTCGATACTGTTCACGATCCAGAGTTGGAGCGATTGCAGCGCGCTGTGGATGAGTACTCGAAGTTCACCGACGACTTCGACGACGGACTACCGAGCCACCCCCACAACAACCCTGAGCACTGGGAGAACTACCGATGAACGACCGAATCGCCCACCTCGAAGACCAGGTCGCGCGCCTTCAAGCTGCAGCCACTGAGGCGGTGCTGGAGCGCCGCGCCAACGACCTAACGCAACAGGTTACCAAGTTCCACCAGGCCTTCGGGTACCCGGTTCGCATTCAGCTCACGGAGCCCACGGCCGACGAATGCGCGCTGCGACTTCGACTGGTGACCGAGGAGTTTCTTGAGCTGCTCGAAGCCCACGGCGCACCCAAGAACCTACGCGACAAGGTATGGCGACAGGTTACCGAGTGGGTCGCGTGGCAGCGTACTGGACCCGGGTTCAACATCGACCCGGTCAAAGTCGCGGACGCCCTCGGAGACATCGATTTCGTCAACGAGGGAACGCGCTTGACCTACGGTATTCCGCGGCAGCCAGTGGCGAACGAGATTGCGCGCAGTAACCTGGCGAAGGCCGGAGGTGAACTCGATGCGAACGGGAAACTCCAGAAGCCTCCAGGTTGGACGCCGCCCGACATCTCCGGCGTGCTTGCGAGGTACAGATGAAGGCGTCTCAAATCCTCGAGGAAGCCCGAGCCCACGGAGCAAACCCGCGCCTGGTTGACGGGATCGTCGTAACGAACTGGATCGCGGACAGGCAGCTGCGCAGTGTGGTGCTCGACGCGATGGACCCGATTGCGGAGCTGCTGCGTCGGGAAGAGTTGGAAGCGAAACCCGTGAGCGCGAGGAGTGAACGATGAGCACAGGACTAGAACCAAATACCCAATGCAAAGGCGCTGACTTACTGTTCCGCAAGAGCGCGCTGATGTGGCGCGTTCGGTGTGCATGCGGAATCGAGTTCAACCGCAGGGAGCGCGCGATCTTGGCTACGCGCGTGCTAGACTGCGAGGAATGTGCGCGTCGGCGCCGCGACCAAGTCCTGCGTCGCGCGGCCCACAACGCGCACAGACCCAAGACCATCACGCTCGCCGTCGGTCTCGATCTCCGCGGCTCAGTGCTGCTGGGACCGGAGGACGGCAACCGTCACCGCTGGCGCGTGCGCTGCAACTGTGGCGCAGAGTTCACGCGCAGCGATGGTTTGCTTCGGCGCCGCATGCAGGCTCGATGTGACGGGTGCCGCAAGATCGAGTGGGACAAGGCGCGCGCCGCGTCACCGAGACCTGCGAAGCGCTGCGAGCTGTGCGAGGGCATGGGACACCGCCGCTCACCCTCGGGCTGCCAGCGTTGTGGCGAGCCGTTCGTTCCCGAGACACTGGAGTCTCTCACCGGGTGGGAGCGGAGTGAAGAGATTGCGGGGTCTCGGCTGTGAAGCGCAAGGCAGTTGGTCACCAGTGTGGACAACACGGCCTTGGTGATTGTTAGGAGTGAACGGTGAAATACTACCTGATTCTGAACAACGATAAATGCGGGCGTCGCGTGGAAATCGTTTCCCTCTTGAATAACAAGAGTCTCTATGGAGCAGAAAGAGAGGCAGTTGGCCTGATTGGTTCGCGCTGGAAGTCAGGCTACGAAGGCTCAGTTGAGAGTGCAGAAATAGTTCGCGTGTATCAAAGAACAGAACTGGTCGTCATTCTCGACAAGATGAAAAGCGCACAAGCGCCCGTAGATCTGGAATTGTTGGCAACAGAACGGCGAGAGCGCGCCGAGTACGAGCGCCTGAAAGCGAAATACGGAATGCTTGCATAGACGTCGGCCCAGCCGAAGCCAGGCCTCCCGTCCGTCGCTGAACAGGAGGATTGCATGCTGGCACTGAACACGCAAGTACCACTCAAGACACCGCCGCCACCGATCGCGAAGGAGCCGTGGCTTCTCGCGCTCTACTTCCAGAGCGAGGTAACCCTTGGCGATAAGTCCCCATTGGGACCAATGCTGGAACGAGCGGAGCTCTACAGCGCCGCATGGAAGGTCTGCAAGCGCTGCGATGGAAGTGGCATTGACTCGCGCGAGGAAGACAAGTGGATGCGCTCCAAGCGCGCGTTCGATCTGCTCTATCCAGACGCTCCCGCCTACGAAACCTTTCGGCCGCCCCCTGAGTCTGAGTCGTGCAAGAGCTGCCGAGGGACTGGGGCGAAGCGCGCCGTGCGTCGCAAGGAGGAAGAGACCGCGCGCCCAAGCGGCACGCAGCACGGTGGCGAGCCGCCAGAAGCGAACGATGATGCGGTTTTGCGTGTAGCGCGCGCATCACGGGTGATGCTCCGAGTTGGAAACGTGAGCCAGCAGCACCTTGCCGCGCTACTCGTGTACCACGGCGCCCCCGGCGACCACTGTGACGGCAACCACGCGAATCGGCTCATCAGTCTCATCCCGCTGGTCAGCGACAGAGCAGCCGGGCAACTGCGCAGCAAAGGTGTGCTCGAGGTCTACAGGCGCCTGGCGGAAGCGTCGCGCCGAACCGATCGGGAAAGGGAGCGGTACCTCGTCGAAGAGACGGCTGCGCACCTCCTGCTCGTCGCAGCGACCACCACGTGGGATTCCTGTTTGGAGGTCTGACCATGGCGAAAGAATTCACCTGTTGGCAGATCGCTCAGCGTATTTACCCAGACGAAGCCAAGGGAGCATCGAAGGGCAAACGCAGGGCCCTCGTTCGACGCGTTCGCCGCCGGCTTCAGCGTCTCGGAATCGTTCGTCAGGACTCTACGGGCGGTCGCGTATTCACCACCGAGAACGATCTCCGCTCCCTCATGACCCACGTGTGGGCAGACGCAAACGAACGAGAGGCCGGATGAAAAACGGGACCACTCGGGACCACTCGGGCCCATTCGGGCCCACGGCTTACCCCCCTATAATGGTAGGGCTCGCGAGCGCGTCTGGTCTGTACCTCCTTCAGACTGACCTGGCGGACCCGAACTCTAGTGGCACGCGGAAGCAAGGGACCGAGTCTCGAACGCATCGCCGAGATCCTCGTCGAGGCAACTCGTGGCAGGGATTGGCAGGGGACGGCAGCGAAGCACGGAATCTCCGAGCGAACGCTGTACCGATGGCAGGCCCGTATCGCGACGGACCCGAAGCTGGCAGATCTTGTCAGCAAAAGAAGCGAACAGAGTTCGGCGACCTGGGCGAGCGAGGCGGACGCCACATTGCTCGAATGCGTGCGGTTCATCCGCAAGGCTGCAACCGAAGGCGACCCACAGAACCCGGACCAAGTCCACTCTGTCGCCGGTGCCATGAAACTGCTGGGCGAACTCGACACGGCCAAGAAGTTCTTGCAGCTGCGAATCGACAAGGCTCGAGCTGATGTTCGAGAGCCTGCTGCGCCTGGAGCGTCTGGAGCGGCAAATCGACCGCATCCTGGGTCCGGACGAGCCGGCGAAGAGCCGCGAGTCCACTGAACTCGACGCGTTGAAGCTTCGGCTGATAGAGCGCTGGCGCGACGATCCAGTCCTCTACTGCCGCGAGCGACTCGGACTTGAGTTGGTCCCCGAACAAGAGCGCGTAGCTCTTGATGTTCGCGACAGCACCCACGTCGGTGTTCACTCGGGGCAGAAGACCGGCAAGTCGACGCTCGCGAACGGAATCGCCTGTTGGTGGTCCGAGACGCGCGAGAATGCGAACGCCATCATCACGAGCTCGACCGAGGACCAGGTCAAGCTCATCAACTGGAAGGCGCTTCGCAAGCTAGTTGAGGCCGTCGCAAAGCTTCCGCGCGATCCGTCCAACTGGGTTGACGCAGCGATCGCGCAGCTTCCGTTCCCACGGTTGCCGCTCGATCCAAGTCTAGGGTTTGAATCGCCAATCACCGGGAACATGGTGATCGGTCGCGTCAGCGGCACGGCCGTCGGAACCCAGGGGTTCAGCGGTTCGAACCTGCTTATCATTGCCGATGAAGCCTCGGGTATCGACGAAGAGTTCTTCGCGGCCTTTGAGGGCAACAGCGCTGGCGGTGGTCGGCAGCTGTTACTCGGTAACCCAAACTTTACATCTGGCACGTTCTTCGATTGCGAACGCAAGTGCGTCGAGAACGGTGGTCTCTGGCGATTTCATCGCCTCTCGAGCACGAACACGATCAATGCCCGCGAAGGGCGGATGGTCGTTCCTGGGCTCGCGCTGCGCGAGTGGTGCGAGGAGCGTCTCGCGGACTGGGGTGCTGACCATCCCGAATACCAGATCCGCGTGCTCGGTCGCCCGCCGGCGCAGGCGAGCAACTCGGTCATATCGCTCGCGGACGTCGAGCGCGCCATTGCGCGGTACGCAACCGCGAAACCCGATGGCCCGCTCAGCATAGGGGTTGACGTCGCTCGCTTCGGCGATGACGACAGCGTTGCGGCCCCTGTGCGCGGCTCGCTTTCGTGCCCAAGGCATCGGCGCAGCGGTTACGACTCGTTCCAAGTTGCCGAGATGGTCTTGGACCTCATCATTCGCGAGAAGCGCCTCGACGAGCCCTGCACGGTCATCGTGGACGTTGGCGGCGGTTACGGTGGCGGAGTCGTCGATCAGCTAGTCCGCATGATCGCCGCGCATGAACGCCGCGACATCAACGCTATCGAAGTGATCTCGTTCAACGGCGCAGAGTCTGCTAGCGACGAAAGCTATGTCAACTGTCGCGACCAAGCGTGGTTTGCGATGGGCGAGTGGCTCAAGACGACGGGAGCAATCCCGCGCGACGACAAGCTCGAAGGCGACATTCTCGCCCCGCGGTATCAGTTCGATGCCAAGGCGCGCCGCAAGGTTGAGCCGAAGAAGGACATCAAGAAACGACTGAAGCGCAGTCCAGATGACGGCGACGCGCTTGCGATCGCGCTGTGGGGTCGCAGCTCAGCAAGCCAATGGGTCATCGACCCGGAAGATCCTGACGAACACTGATGGCCGCAAGAAAGCCACGGCGACGCTCCAAGCCGAGCCCCGAGCTCATTGCGGATTCGCTCCCAACACTAGCACTTGTCGATCAGTTCGACAGGGTCGGCGGATCGCTCACCCCAGAGCGAGTGAGCATGATCCTTCGGGAGGCCGATACCGGAAGAATCTCTCGCCTCGTCGATCTCTTCCACGAGATGCGTCAGAAGGACGGCAAGCTTCACGCTGTCTGCCAGCTTGCTGAACTAGACGTCGCGTCCCTCGACTGGGATATCGTCGTTGAAGATGGCGCTGGAGCGCGCGCAAAGTCGTCAGCCAAGAAGGCAAAGGAAGCGCTGAAGCGCATTCCGCAGTTTCGCGAACGAATCGCTCATCTCATTGGCGAAGCGCGTTGGTTTGGTTTCTCGACGGTTGAGACGATCTGGAAGAAGGACGGCGCAGCGATCCTGCCGGCCCGCATGGTGCCGGTTCACTGCCGGCGGTTCTACTTCCGAGAGAGCGATGGAGCTCTTCGATTCGGCGACAACGCGATCGAGGACATCGATCTCGTCGGCGACAATACAGCAGGCAAGTACATCCAGCACACCCAACGGGTGAACGGGGATGTCGCGGCCCGCGAGGGGCTAAGTCGCTTGCTCATCTGGCTCGCTCTGTTCCGTAATTGGGGCGTGCGCGATTGGCTCAAGCTTGCGGAGCTTGCCTGGAAACCGAAGCGCGAAGGCATCTACGAGAAGGGGCCAGGTACCTCCGACAAGGACATCCTGGCCGCCAAGCGAATGCTCGAGCGGTGGGGTGATACTGATTCCGCATATCACCCAAAGAACGTCGAGTACAAGCTCCACTGGCCCCAGAACGTTGGCAAGAGTTCTACCCATCGCGAACTCGTAGACTTCTGCGGCGACGAAATGGCCGTCGCCGTGTTGGGCGCAACTGACGTGATGCAGCCCGGAGCGAACGGCGCTCGCGCAGCCGTTGAGACTCGCAGCGAAAACAAGACTGTCATCCGTAACTATATCGCGTCCGGCGGTGAGGAGACGCTGACCCGACAACTCGTCGCCCCGCTGATCGAAATGAACTGGGGCCCAGCGGACGGCATCCATTTCGCGTTCAACACTGACGACACGCTCGATCAGCTCAAGTTCGCGCAGACGATGGCGGCAGTTGGCGGCGCGGGAGTTCGCATCAGTCAGGCGTGGATCCGTGAGCAAATTGGTGCTCCTGAGCCAAAAGATGGTGAAGAAACAATTGGTGGCGCCCAAGCAGACGCCTCAAAACCAAACCAGCCAAACACCGGCGCGTCCCAAGGTAACGCGTGAGGTAGTGCGGCCAGGATACCTAGCCAGCAACGCGAGCAAGGGCCTCAGTCTGAAGTGAAGACGAAGAAGCAGGGCGCGCCTATGCCGCCCGAACAAGAGCCGTTGTCCGACGGCATCGTGCGCCGTTCGTTCGCCGTCGAGTTCAAGGCGGCGTCGATCGACAAGGCGAACCGCTCTGTGCGCGTCGTTGCCTCTACGGAAGCGCTCGACAGCCACGGTGAGAACGTCAAACAGAACTGGCGTCTCGAGCGGTTCAAAAAGAACCCAGTCGTTCTGTGGAACCACAACCGAAGCTCATTCTTCGGAGGTGATCCTGAGGATTACTTCCCTATTGGGCATGCATCAGACATCGCGGTTGGCTCAAGCCTAGAAGCTACGCTCAACTTCGTTGACGAGAAGGCAAACCCCATTGCAGAGCGCGTGTTCCAGGGCTTCAGCCAGGGCTCACTGCGAGCGGTGAGCGTTGGTTTTCGTCCCGGGAAAGTGACCGTAGAGCGCGACGCCGAAGGCGACGTGCTGTCGGTAATCCTAGACGACAACGAACTCTATGAAATCTCGGTCGTGCCCATGGGTTCGAACCCGGAAGCGGTCGCTCTGAGCGCCGAATTCAATGCCAAGGAGCGCGCCGCGCTCATCAAACGCGCGGAAGCGCTGACCACCAAGGACACCATGAAGCTGACTCTAGAAGAGTTGACGGCCAAACTGGCCGAGGCTGAGGCGGAGCGCGACAAGTTCAAGACTGCCGCCTCAACCTTCGAGACCCAAGTGATCGCCGAGAAGGCGCGCGCGGATGGTCTGCAAACCAAGCTTGCTGACGCCGAAAGGGCGCTCGGCATTGCAAACGAACAGATCGCAAAGGCCGCAACCAAGGCGATCTCCGACGACGTCGATGCGTTGATCGGGAAGAAACTGAAGCCGACGCAGCGTGAGGACTTCATCAAGCTGCGCACGAACAGTCTGGAACTGTTCAAGAGCGTCGTCGCAGGTCTCCCCGATCTGAAGCTCGACGAGTCGACGACGCCGCCGGATCCGAGTCCGACGGAGAACAAGTCCACAACCAAGCGCGCCCCCAGCACCCTGCTGAAGAACGCGCAAGCGGCTGGCGAAAAAGCTGCCAGCGAAGGAGCTAACTAATGTCCGATACTCGCCCACAGCAACGGCTGGACAAGCTCGACATTGGTGTTTACCAGGTCCAGGCAAGCAACACGGTTCGCAAGGGCTTTCCAGTCAAAGCCGGAACCGGTGACACGATCGTGGAGGCTGCTGCGGTTGGAGACAACATCATCGGCATCGCGCTCGAAGCTGGTAACGGAGACGCGACAGACAAGTACGGCACCGTTGGCACCGTGGGCCACACCATCAAGGTAGCTCGACCCGGCCCTGGAGCAGTACCCGTGCTCGTCGGCACTGGCGGTGCAACCCGTGGGGCGCCGCTCAAGTGGGTCAGCGACGGCGTGACCAACGCAACGGTCGGCGGAGCCACCACCAAGCTCACGGTCATCGGTCAGGCCGAAGAGACCGGCGTCGCAGCGGACTTGATCTCCTGTGACCTATCCAAGTTCTCGTTCACGGTCGGCAGCTAAGCCGGCGCACCCAGAGGAACACATCGAATGATCATCGAACGAATGATTGGGCGGGCCGACACGGCCGGCATGCCCAACCAATCGACCCCCGAGGGTCGCGCCTACAAGGCGTTCATGGGCCACATGCGCAAGGCCTTCGCGCGCGGAAACTTCAACAAGGAGACCGTTTCGATCGATTTCGATCGCGACAAGGAACTCTCCGAGTTGGCCGAGCAGAACAAGGATTTGCTCGAGCTCAAACAGATCGGCCCGGGTGCCGTGCACTACAACGAAGTGCTGCGCACCATGTCGGTCATGTACACCAACGACGACTTCATCGCGACGCGATGTATGCCACAGGTCATGACGAACGGTGCTCTGTCTGGCGTGTACTTCACGTACGACAAGCGCGACAAGTTCGCTTACCCCGACGACGACATGACCGATCGGACGGAGCCGAACGAGCTCAATCAAGGTCGCGGAAAGTCGTCGTACGGCCTGACGCTGCGTGGGTTGCAGGAGTATCTCGACTACTCGACGATCCAGAATCAGTCGGCTCCGCTCAACGAGCTCGTCGATCTGCACGAGAACTGTCTATACGCGCTCGATTTCAATCGGGAGCTGCGTGTGGCCTCAAAGGTCATGACGTCGGGCAACTACTCTGGAAACACGGTCGCATTGACCGGCGCAGATCGTTGGAATGCCTCGACGGCGACGGCGACAGACGCGGACTCCAATCCTGGTCAGGATGTCGACACCGGCATGGCCGCAATGTGGCCCGGTGCTGGTCCCGGCAGAAAGATCGGCGTCACTTCACTGTCCGTGCACAATGTGCTGAAGCGTCATCCCAAGATCTTGGAAACGTTCAAGTACTCGGGGACCGGACCGAAGTTCGCGACGCGTCAGATCATCGCTGAGTACTTCGAGCTCGACGAGTACTACGTCGGCGCATCGCGCAAAGACACGGCGAACATCGGCCAAACAGCGAGCTACTCGCGCATTTGGGGCGATTCGTTCGCGATTCTTCGCGTGGCAGCTCCGAGTCTGCGCAACGCGGGCTTCGGGTTCATCCTGCAAGACGCTCCTGTCGTCAATCAGACGTTCTGGCAGCCCGACAAGGGCTGGAAGGGCGCCTACAAGCAGAAGGTCGCGCGCGCCGATCAAGAACTGATCGTAGCGGGCGACACCAGCTACCTCATCACCACCCCGATCGGCTGATCATGAGTCAAAACGACCCGAAGACCAAGATTGAAGCGGCGCCCGATACAGTTGGCGGACTGCGCGTGACCAAGTTGGGTAGCGTGAAGTGGAAGGGCCAGGTTTACGCACCTGGGTCCACGCTGCCCAAGGTCGACACGGTGACCGCCAAAGAGCTCACCGAAGCCGGCTACGTCGAAACTCGAGATTGACCAATGCCCTGGCCTCTAATCACCGAAGAAGAGGCCAGGCGCCGCATCGGTACGGTCACGTTCGATCGCTGTCTCGATGACGACAATGTTGGTGAGGCCGATCCGGGACGCGCAAGCGAGCTACTGCTCGACGTGTCATCAATGGTGCTGGCCCGTCTGACTGGTGTGTATCCCGTCGATCAGATTCGCTCTATGGCGGACGAGGACATGCCTCGCGAGCTGAAGCGAATCGCCCTCAACGCACTCGATGGGCTTCTTTCACAATTGCACCCCGAGGTCATGCAGGGGCGAGATTGGGAAGCGATGCTCAAGCGCGTCGATGCCGATCTGATCGCCTTTCGCAAGGGCGAGACGGGCATGGGGACAACGGCAGCCCCAGAGCCTCCGGCTAACGTTGGCGGCGAGGTGTTGACGGCTTCCGGTCTCGTTGAGACAGAGCCAACGGGGACATTTCTCCGTGGCTTTGGCGACTACTAATGCTCACGACCGTGGTCGCGGTTGACCTACGCGAATTCGACAAGCTGGTGCAGCGCACAGCGCGCCAGCTCGAGACCGCGATGTCGACCGAGACGCTGAAGGCGGCCGAGCGCGGCGCGACCTACGCGCGCACTCACCATTCGCACAAGCGTCGCACTGGCAAACTGACGTCGAAGGCGATGCTCTACGCGCGCCGCGCGCGATCTGATCGCAATGGCGCGACGGCCGAGCTTCGAAATGACGCGCCTTATGCCCGCTTCGTCGAGTACCCGACGCGCCCGCACATCATCCGCCCCAAAGAGGGCTACGGATTCACGGGCCCGCTGAGGCGCGGTCAATCCCGACGCGCCATCGACGACATCGGAACGCATCGCGTTGCGCTTCGTTGGTACGTCGGCCGCCGCCCGGTGTTCGCCAAGATGGTTCGCCATCCTGGAACGCCAGGCTTCGCATTCATGCGACCCGCGGGACACGAAGCGGGACGAGAGCTCGAACGCGCGCTTCGGTTGCGCATTCGGAAGATCTCGAAAGACGTTTGGAGGAGCCCATGACGGACGCGGAGTTCACGGCTGAGTTGGCGGCGCGCATGAACGCGCTGATCGGAGAACCGGGTCTGCAGGGCGACGTATCGCGACTCTTCCAAGTTGGTGTTCCCGAGGGCCATCTCTCCGTTCATTCGATGCTCAACAGCATCTGCGGAACCGCGACTCTGGGCGTCGAGATCGAAGACGGTCACGCGCAAGTCGTTGCGTTCCGCGCTGTCTAGCAATGACACATCGGCTTGGCGGTACAGCACTGCCGCTGACAGGCGAGGCCACTGGTCCAGCGGGAGCGCCTTGGCTCTGCAGGCTGATGGATGGGTTCGATCTCACGATCGAAAAGCTCTGTAGCGAAGCATGGGCCAACCTCGCTCCGAACGAGCCGATCTGCAAGACGCATGTAGCGCGCAATCCCTATCGCTACAGGTTCAACACGCAGTGGCTGCCGGGGCTGTTTCTTTGGGTTGACCGCTCGCAGCCGGTGACAGTAGAGAGGCTCTCTGCTGGGCTTGCAGTTCGCAGTTACGAGCTGAGCCTACTGTGGATGCCGAGCCCGGCGGCTTGGGAGAAGTCCGAGAAGTGGACGGAGTTCTGGGTCGCGCTCGATGGCGTGGCGGAGCTCGCGATCAACACGGAGTTCTCGCCGTGGACGACCAGTACGGCGTGGGGCCAGTCACTCGTTGACGCCGCCGATCTGATGAAGCTCACGCTCGGCAGCGGCTCGCAAGAGCCGATCAAGCTCGATGGAATCGACAGCCCGTTCGAGGGCTACCTCTGGAAGCTGCAGGCTCAACTGCTCGTTAGCTTCGACCCCACATTCAAATCAACGGCGCTTCCCGCGCCTGTTTCACCCAACAAGCTCGCAGCGGACTTCGAAGGCGGCGACGACGGCTCTTTCGTGCTGGCGTCGCGTCTGCCCAAAGACGCTGAGCAGTGGACCTGATCAATGCCCAAAGCGCTGAAAGTCTACCCCAATCCATGGGGCGTATCCCCGTTGTCGCTGCAGGGGGGCGGTCAGTCGGACCATGGCCTCGACAAGCACGGAAACCCCTGCAACACGCTCGCCACCGAGCCGGACGGCACCCCCGTCATGCGCTACGTCGGAGCACGGGTGAACCGCGAGCGCACAGTCGTATTCGACGGGAACCGCGAAACGCGACCCGCGAAGATCACGGCCGATCAAAACGACTACTCGCAAGCCAGTCCACCCCAGAAGACGACTTGGGAGTTTCTCGGTGTGCCCGCCGATGAACCGGACTTCTGCTCCAAGTTCTCGGCACAGCAGCCCGTAGAGGTGCCATGCACCCACTACTACCTGCACGAACTCCGCGCCGGCGGGCTGTTGCCCGGAGACGGCTACACCGCGCGCCTCGCGGGGTACTCATTCCGTCCCGACCAGTTCCACTTGCTCGAAGCCTACGCTCGCAAGTTGACATCCTGGGAAGACACTACCGAGCCGCCGAATCCTGCTGGTGACGCTCCTGCCGCGCCGAAGAAATCGCGCGCGACTTCTCTAACCACGGAAAGCGCCTGATCAGATGCTGGTTCCCATTGGGTTTACAGGCTCGAGTAAAACGCCCGGCGCCGTCAGCGAAGTCCGTTACGGGCAAGGCTCAGGGACGATCGGGCAGTTCCCACGCATGCTCCTGCTCGTCGGGCACAAGGGCAGCACCAGCACGGTGGCGGACTACGCCGTCGAGCCAGTCACCGACGTGACGTCTGCGATCTCTCGCCTACAGGAGGGCTCCGAGCTCTCCGGCATGGTACGGATTGCGTGCAAGATGCCGGGCTTGCTAGTTTCGTACTGCGCTGTGCCTGAGCCTTCCGGAGGCACACAAGCGACAGCAACGATCACGATCGCCGGGGCGTGGACGCAGGGCGGATCGTGGGGCCTCGACCTCGACGATCACCACTTCGAAGTCCCGATCTACGCGAGTGACACGGTCACGACGGCGGCAGCCAATCTCGTTGCAGTTGTCGGCGCTGAGTACGACGTATTTTGCACCGCGTCGCAGTCGTCCGGAGTGGTCACCCTCACGGTCCGAAACAAGGGCGCACGCGGGAACGATCACACCATCTACGTCGACAAGACGAACCTGCCATCGGGTGCGACCGTTACGGTTGCAGGAGGAACCGCGCTGAGCAATGGCGCTGTCCCATTCGCTTCGGGCGCTGGGACCGACACGATCGCAACGATCCTGGCTGCTACCGCAGCGGCTCGCTACGACTACACCGCATGGGCGATGAACGAGGCGGCGAACGTCGACGACATCGCTGCGCAGACGGCCTCCAAGGCGGGTCCCTTTGGCCCCGGTCCCGAGAATGTGATCGTGGGTTTCCACGGCACCCTGAGCGCAGCCGGAACGCGGTCGCAGGTGATGAACCAACAGCTCTGCCAACTCGTGTGGCTAGAAGCGATCGTTCACCCGTCGAAGCTCGCGGCAGCCATGGGCGCGATGCGCAGCGTGGTCGAGGCGTCGCCCGTGACCGAACTCGGCAACCCCAACGCGCGCCACGACTTCACGGCGCTATTCGGCATTCCTCCGCACCGCAAGCCGGAGCATTCGCCCTCGCGCTCGCAGACGGATACGGCGCTCAATACGGGCGTCACCCCGATCATCACGCGCAACAGCCAGGCCGTGGTGCTCCGCTCAATCACCTCGCGCTCGCTCAATGGATCGCTGCCCGACTACAGCACGCTGGACACGGGTGATGCCGTCGTCCCCCAGCGCGTCCGAGAGGACAACGACGTCTGGTGGACAACCGAGCATGCGCCGAACAACCCATACTGCGGACCAGATCTGCCGAGTGGAGACCTGCCGCCCGAGGGATTGTCGACGCCAAAGCTGGTGCTAACGCGGGTGAACGGTCGACTCGAAGAGCTCAAGCGCCTCAATCTGATCGCCAACGACAACGCGGCCGCGATCGCCGAATACAACACGACGCTGAAATGCATCGTGGTCAACATCCCGTGCAAGGTGACGAAGCAGAATCACCAATACGCCACGGTGATTCGCCAGATTGCTGGCTGAAGGGTAACGCATGGCCGCACGCGTCACAGCGATCAAGATCTACTACACCGACCGCATGTGGGTCGACGCCACGAGCAACGACGCCAACATGCAGGGCGGTTCTGGGGTCGTGCAGACCGCCGGTGGCCCTGTCTCGCAAGATACCATTCAGGAGACGACGTTCTCCGTTGAGGGTGTCGTTCGTCGAGGCGCAGGCGTCACCAAGAACCTCATCCTCAAGTGGAAGAACAAGGAGTCTTTCCGCGTGACGATGGGCCCAGTCGATGACTGCACGCTGACCGCGATGTGCACGTTCGACTCGTTCAACGTGAAGTCGCAGCACACCGATGGATCCGCGACGTTCTCGGCAACCTTGCGCGTGACCAACGGCTCTCCGGACGTCGTGTGAAGCTCGCGCAAGTAGACCCCGCGTCGACACCGACGCAACTGATCGATTTGCCGCTGTTTGGATCGGCGCAGAAGGTGCCGGTCGGCATCAGGCTACTCACGATCAGTGAGCGCTCTGGCGTCTACAAGCGGGCCAAAGCGAAGGCCAAAGAGCTCGGTGTTGAGACGTGGTCTGACGAGGATCATGTCTGCGCGCTCGAGCTCTACGTCGAAACCGTCGCGGCCTGCACGTTCGACGGCGAAGAGGGGTCGTTCGAGCCATGGGCAACGGCTGACCAGCTTCGCAATGATCGATCGATTGGCCAGGACAGCCTTCTGTTCATCTACGAGGCATACGAGGCGTTTGAGCAGAAGCATTCGCTTCGTCCCGAAGATCTGCAGGGCGAGAACTTCCTCACCACTCTCCTGAAAGCAGGCGCGGGCGACCTCCGCCCTTTAGGGCGTATGCGGCGTGGCACGCTGGAGGCCTTTACGGCTATTTTGGCAAGCGAGCTGCTGAGCTCACAGATCGCGAAGTCCTCGAGTACCTCCAGCTCAGGATCGACTGCTGGATCCACGCCAATGACTGCTGGCGCGACAGCGTGAAAGACCGCGAAGACAACGAAAAGCGCAACATCGGGCACCTGTTCGAGCAAGCGCTGCTACCCAAAAGTTAACCCGTGAAACTCACGGAACAGAATCTAACGCTCCCGCGGGAGGCGCCCGGAACCATTTTGGTCGACCCGAGCGCTTGGACCAGTGAATGGGGCGATGCGCCCCGAGATCGCTCGATCTTGGGGCTTCGTCTCGTTTCAGCGACCGAACGCCATGAAGCCATTCGCTTGGCGCGCGAGCGCATCGGGGCTGGCGACAGCGAGTCTCCGGATGCGGGCGAGGGTTTTGCCCTTGCGCTCATGCGCCTCTACGTGTGGTTCGGGGTTTGCGATCCGAACGACTGCAACCGCACGAGTGAGCTGATTCGGGACCCCGAACACGTGTTCTCGCGGCTCACCGAGTCGTGGGCTCGCCGCGTGTTCGACGCGATCCAAAAGCTGGAAGTCGAGAAGTCGGCGCAGTTTTTGGAAGCGACGGACGACGACCTTGTCGATCTCGTTGAGCGCCTTGGCACCGGAGAGATTGCGGAGCTCGAACCCGCGACCCAGTCGACAGTGCTTCGGCACCTGCGCTTCGCACTCGACGCCCTGCGCTCTAGTTGAGCAGGCGCTCAACTTCGACGCGGGCCTCACGCTGCTCGACCTGCACGGCGGAATCCTCGAGCTCGGGCAACTCAATGCCTGCGACTGGGTAGCCGTTGGCGAGCAGCCTGGCCTTCGTTTCGAGCCAGTCGACGCGCTGCTCGACGAGATAGTGGTCACGCAGGCCCGGATTGAGCCGTTGCTCTTGGAAGTGCAGCCGTTGCAGATGCGCCAGAGCATCCCTTCGCTCCACCAGCAAACTGACGGGGCCTGGGTCGCGATAGCTCGCTACAGGCCGCAGGACGCGTAACAGGAGGGCGGCAGTGCGACGCAGCAGGCTCATCCGTCAACCGTAACCACGGCCCGCTCGGCGGGCAAGCACTTGGCCTCGGGATGGCTCCGCGTCTCCCCCTCCCGCGCGCGAGCCGCCCGAGGCCATCTAGACCGCCCGCCGGCTCCGTGCGGGCTGCAGCCAACCTTCCTGAAGGCTGCAGCAAACGGGCAACTCGTTCGGGCGCGCGGTGCGCCCAGGAAGGTAGAACTGTGTCTGATTCGAAGATCGTTTACCTAGAAGGCTACAGAGTCAGTGCCGAAGGGCGTGTGCGCGATGTCGAGCTCGCCGAAAAGCTTGGTTCGCCGTTGCGTGCGCTTCGGCGTCTGATTGCTGCAAACACAGAAGAGCTCAATGATTACGGAGTTTTGCCGTTAAACGGCGGCCTCGCGGCCGGCTCCGGAGACCATGGCCAAGGTGGGCGCCCGTCGCGGGGCTGCTACTGGCTCAACCGCGAACAGGCACTCTTATTGTGCACTTGGAGCCAGGCGCCAAAGGCCCGCGCAATCCGCGCCGAGATCGTCCGGGTCCTCACCGCCGTTCTCGACGGTCTGCAGTTCAAAGGTGAAGTCCCCTGGATCGCACGGGTCCTCTTCTTGGAAGCACCCGCTGACTGGGAGCGAATGTGGCCAGACACCTTCGTGCAGGCCGTCTGCAAACTGAAGGGTCAGCAGTTCACCGGACAGCAACCCGGTGGCTGGATGGGCAAGGTTTACGGAGACATCTACCGGTTGCTGTTGGGTGACCGCGTCTACGACACCATCCGCGAACTGAACCCGAATCCCAAGCGTGGGTCCAATCATCACCAGCGACTTCGCGAAGAAGCGCGCGCTCGGGTGAACGAGCAGATCGAAGGCATCACGGCGCTCGCCAACACAAGCATCACGTTCGCCGAGTTCATGTCGAAAATGAAGCACGTCTATCGGGGCGCGCCGCTGCAGCTCGGGTTCTGGGCTGCCAACAAATCAAACTGAATGGCAGACGAAGCAATCAAGATCACGATCGGCGCGGTCAAGACGGCCAGCGTCGATCGCGTCTTCGACAGCATTCGGCGCCAAGCCGCGCGCATCGGGCAGGATCTGAATCGCTTCCTCGACCCCAAGAAGGCGCTCAAGGGCATCACGCTCTACAAGGACGAGATCACGGCTGCCGCCGGCGCCGTGCGCGCCCAGCGCGAGCGAATTCGTCAGGTCTACACCGACGAAGAGCGCGCTCAGCGTCGCGTCCAGCGCGAGCGCGAGAAGTCCGAGCGATTCGTTCACACGTTGCGGATGCGTCAGCTGGGAGAAGAGAGTAGAGCGCGCACGCGTGAGGAGAGCCGAGCCGCTAGAGAGTCTGCATCGCGCATCCAGCGCTATGCCCGGATGACCTCGTGGCAAGCGGCTCGATCCTTCGGGCATGGGCTCAACGCTGGACGTCGCTTCCTCGGCGAGATCGGACGCGGCATCGGTCTAGATCTCACGCCCGCAACCTACCTGCAGCAGGCGATTGCGACCCAGTCGGCAGCGATCAAGCTTTCGAACGCGGGCTACATGCCCGGCAGCGCTCGCAACGGCGAGATGGTGCCAGCGTCAGTGCTGCAAAGCGAGGCACTGGACACGGCTCGTAGCCTGAAGGGCACGATCACGGCCGACCAGGTGCTTGCTGGCCAAGAGCAGTACCAGAAGCGCACAGGCGACCTGCGAGACACGCGCGACATGCGCGGCGAGCTGTCACGCCTTGCGGTCGCCACCGGCTCGGACGCGGCAAGCCTGTTCGGCACAGCGGGGGAGCTCGCCAACCAGTTCAAGGACGTCTCTCCGGAGGAACGTCGGAAGACCATTTCGGACCTGCTCCGCACATTCGCGCGGCAAGGCCAAGAGGGGGCTGTTGAGCTCGAGGACCTCTCCAAGTACGGGGCGCGCATCGCGGCGAGCGCAGGCCTTTACGAGGGCGACAAGGGCGACATCATCAAGTCGCTTGGAGCGATCGGTCAAGCCGCTCGTTCATTCGGCGGAGCCGACTCTGCAGCCCAAGCGGCAACATCCGTGTCGCGTCTAGCGACTACGTTCAAGACGGGGGCGCGCGCCAAAGAGTTCCAGGCGATCACTGGCAAGTCGGTGTTCTCCGAGTCCGGCAAAATTCGCAACCCCGTCGAGCTAATCAAAGAGGCTCTCGTGGCCACTCAGGGCGATCCGCTCAAGTGGAATAAGATCTTCATGAACGTCATGTCCGAGCGCGCCGCGGGCGGCCTCGGGTCGAAGTATCGGGAAGCGTACGAAAAGGCGGGCGGCGGAGAATCCGGCAAGGCCGCAGGACTCAAGGCCATCGACGAATTCTTGGCGTCGATGAAGCAGGCACAGATCGGCGAGAGCGAGATCCAGCAGAAGATAGATCAGGTCTCTCAGGGATACGAGGCGCAGGTTAACGACCTGAACACCACATTCCAGGGGATCGCTACCGAGTTCCTGCACGAGTTCCTCCCTGCACTCAAAGAAGTTGCGCCATCGCTCAAAGGCCTCGCCACGTTTCTCGGCAAGACCGCGATCATGGCCATCGAGCACCCGCTCTTGGCGCTCGGCGCGGGAGTCACGGCTTCGTTGGCCAAGGCTGGCATCGAGACGGCGTTCCGCGCTGGCGTAGAGCGCATGTTCATGGGCAGCAATGAGTTGCTGCTCAAAAAGCTGGCAGAGTTGGCCGCCGGTGGCGGCGTGCCAGACAGGCCACCGGGCGCCATCGTACCTGGCGGTGGCGGCAGAAAGCTGCCGTTCATCGGGTTGGGTATTGCGCCAGCTGCACTCGCAGTCGCGGCCGGATTGCTGGCTCCGGATTCATCAGATACCGAACTCTCTCCCGAGCAACGCGCCGCTAAAGCGAAGGCCACCGCCGATCAACGGTTGCAGGGGATCTTGCAAGGTGGAGATCGGGAATCACTCTCCAGTGAATTCGGAGCCCGCATCAGCCGACAGGTGTTTCTCGAGGACCGCGTCAAGTCAGACACGGCTGCGGCAGCAGCCGGAAACCAAGGCGCCGGAGTTCGTGCCGAAGCCTACTCAAAGGAGTTGGCCGAGAACAAGGCGGCCCTCCAAGAACTCACGCGCGCGTTGCGCGGCATCGCAAACGATCGCGGCCTGACGACTCAAGCGGGCGGCGCAAACCGCTAGCCGCATGGCCACAGACATTACGTTCGAGAACTGGGTCATACCTGCGACCCGCCTTGGCATCGGATCAGATTGCCGCGTCGCGATCCACGAGTACCGCTTCGTCAAGGGGGGCTCAATCGAGGACCACGGGCGTGGTCTCTACACGTTCCGGATGAACGCTACGTTCACGAACGATCCGCGCTATCGCCCCGCGCTCTACCCCGATCAGCTCTCGCAGCTGCGCGCGCTCTATGACTCGCGCAAAATTGGAACACTTGTCCTGCCGGACATTGGGCGCGTGCTCTGCAGGATCGTGCAATGCGACTCCGAGCAAGAGTTTCGAAACCCAAACTCTGCTGACGTATCAATCGCGTTCCTCGAGGATTTGGGGAACCGGTTCCTGCCTGTCGTCACCTCAGCCGCAACGCAAGCTGGCTTTCAGGACTCGGCGCAGAAGTGGGCCAGCCTCGTCGACTCGAAGCGTCCGGAGCAGTACGAATCAACGGCATCGCCCGATGTACAGAGCCAACAGAAGCGCGCGTTCGACCTGTTCGACCAGCTCACCAACGCGGCGAACGCGATCATCGGGATACGCGACCAAATCCAACTGCAGAACGAGTTGCTCGCCGCGAAGATCCAAGGCTTCAGGAGTCTGCTCGAGGAAGTCGATCACGCCCTGTGGCTCAACGACCCCATGAACTTCGAGTTCGTGTATGCGCTCAAGGACCTATGGGCAGCGACGCTTGCACTCGCAAATGAACCTCAGCAGCAGGGACAACAGGGACTCCCGCGCACCTACAAGGTGCAGCGCACTAGCACGGTGACGCAGATCTCGGCCGCGATCTATGGCGACACATCGCGCGCACGTGACCTGCTCGGTCTCAACGACTTCCCTGACGCAATGGCGATCCCGGCGGGCACCGACGTGCTTTACCTGCAGGCCGCGTAGTGACGGACACGGTTTCGATTCGACTCGATGGGCGCGAGACGATCGACATCGCGAGCTACAGCGTACGGCTAGGCATCTTCGAGCAACCCGGATCGTTCGGGTGCACGATCGGCAGACCATACAAGTTCCGTTCACTCGCTGAGGCGTTTCCCCCGAAGACGCGCTACGAGGTATTCCTCAATGACCGTCGCATTCAAGTCGGGCTGACAGACGGCTTCACGCAGCAGAGTTCTTTGAACAAGACAGAGATCGTGCTCAGTGGGCGCGACCCGCTTTCCAAGCTCGTCGACACCGAACTCGACAAGAAGGTCTCGTTCACGGACGTCACCTATCGGCAACTGGTAGAGTTTGCGATCGAGCGCTCCGGGCTCGATGCAATGGCCTCGCGCTTCGGCGTTGACGAGCTCTTGCTCTTCGCGCTCAACAATGCTGCCAACCGCAAGGCGACGACTGGAAGCGCAAAGCTCAGCTCGCTGTCGAGCGACGAGATCGAATTCGTCGAGACGGACGTCGGACCTGGACCAACGCGCGCGTCGCGCAAGATGCGAGGTTCGCTTCGGGTCGATGTCGGTGAGCGCTGGTGGGATTTCCTCGTCAAGCAACTGCGCCGTGTCGGGCTGTTCCTGTGGTGCGGCGCTGACGGCACCCTGGTGCTCGCGAGCCCCAATGTCACGCAGTCGCAGCTCTATCGCCTGGTGCGTACGGACGGGCTCTCGAACATCGAAGACAGCTCGTTCAGCAACGACACGACGCAACGACATTCGGAATGCCGAGTCTACGGCGCAACGAGCGCTGGCAAAGACGGGAGCGACAACTTCGACGGTCGATTCATCGACGACGAAATGGTCGCGTACCTCAACCCGCTCGAAGCCGATCGAGTCGACGGCGGCAAGATAAAGATCGCCAAATCGATTCGCGACAAGGAGTGCAAGTCCAAGGAGCAGGCGGCTAACCTCGCGCGACGAGAGATCGCGGAGCAGCGCCGCAACGGCTGGCGATTGACCTATACGATCCAAGGGCACACGCTTCCGGAGCTTGGAGGCAGCGCAAAGATCGCGGTCATGCCCGACACGGTCGTGGACGTGCAAGACGATGACCTTGGCGTCTATGGCCCCATGTACGTCGAGGCCGTCGCGCTCGAGGGACAAGGCAACAGGACGATTTCGGTCCTCAGTCTCTTGCGCCTCGAAGACGTATTCTTTCAGAGCGAAGTCGAATCGAGCAAGAAGGCCACTGGTGCGAAGCTGAAGCCCGTTGGCATCAACGCCAACGTCTTCATCCCAGGGATCGCGACGACCCCGAATCTGTACGGACCAGCTCCGGGCCTCGACAAGAACTGGAAGCATCCGGCGAGCGGTGACGCGTTGGCGAACCTGCCAGAGGCCCCTTCGCGCGAGCCCACCCGCAATCAGATCTACACGCGCAAAGGCAAGTAGTGGCCACCTTCGACGGTCTCAAGTGGGACATCAGCCGAGCCGTCTGGAGCGGCCGCGATGACGACGGTCATCCGCTCGTCCAAGAGAAGGCCTACGGAGACGACATCGAAGCTGGAAACGGCAACGCCGCATTTCACCTGCAGCACGCCTACGGCAGCTATTCGCGCCCGCATGATCCGGCGCCTGGAAACAACGGACTGGATGCGTGGTGCACGCTGCTCGTCGCCCAAGACGGTTCGACGTACATCGGGTTTCTCGGATACGACCCGCGCTTCATTGGGTTGATCCCGCTGCCCCCAAAGGGCAGTCAGATGAACTACGCGGCGTTCCAGGAGAACGGGCGCTGGCGTTGCTCGTTCGACTTCATCAGCGGCGACAACGGGACGAAGCAGTTCTACCTACCGATTGGTGATTCGTCTCTTTCTGTTACCTTCGGGTTAACGCAAGGCAAGCCAGTCATCAGTTTCCTGCATCCTGACGGTTCGCTCGTCAGCATGTACGAGGGCGAAATCCTCCTGAAGTCGCCGAGCGGCGAGAACTACATCCAGGTCAGCGACAAGGGCATAGTCTTGAAGGGCAGCATCACCCAGCAGGGTGGGTTGTCTACGGTGGGCGGAGTGACGCTCACCAGGGGGCCTGAGTTCGCAACGTTCGCGAGCAACGTTTTGGAGGCCATCCAGGCAATATCAGCGGCTCTGGCATCTGCCACGCCATCTATTGCTCTGACTGATCAAGCGGCAGCGACAGCAATCAGAGCAGCGATCTCGGCCATCAGTGCACTGATGACGGCGGCGACGACAGCGGCAGCCGTGGCCCAGACGGCGGTTACTCGAGGCTCATGAATTGGCAGAAGCCGCCTCCTGTTGCGAGGGCGCCAAAGGCTCGATCGGGGAACCCTTCGGAGCTCTATGTCCCGCCAGCGCGGACATTGGCCACGGGGTTCGGTCTATCTGGTGGAGGTGATCTGTCGGCAGACCGTACCCTGATCGTCGATCAGCAGTTCGCCGGTTTCGCCGTCATCCCAACGAGCTTCACGGGCGGCTTTCCGAATCCGAAGTTCACGCAAACGACGGCGCTGTCCGCGGACACGATGTCGTCGCTGGACGTCCCGGTTGCCCAGCGCGGCAACCAATGGGCGACGTCGCTGTTCTCGATCGATGCGACCGACACGGGCCCCATCCGTTATCTCGGAAGCGACATCCGCAAGGCGACGTTTCACTATCGTTGGTACGCCAAGCTCAAGACCGCCAACCCCAACATCACGATCTGGGTGGGCATTCGCTTCCTCGGGCAAACGCTGCCCAAATCGATGACCGAGGTTTACCTGACGGGAGCGATCGGCACGACGTTCCTGGTGCAGGGCTTCTACCCGGGCTTCGTGGTCCCGAGTCTTCAGATTTGGATTGGCGCCCGTACCGTGAGCGGCGGCGCGCTACCCGCCAGCACGGTCGATGTGATCGAAACGCTCTGTTACTGCAACGTGGTGTGAGCGATGAGCAACTGCGCGTTCCCATCGTTCGAGATTCCTGCGCTCGGTGACCTGCTCGCTTGGTTGCCTGAGTTGCCGAGTATCCCGGCGATTCCAGCATTTCCACCGATCCCTGCAGTCGACGTCGATCTTGGTTTCCTCGTGCTCAGCATCAGCGGGCCTTCGTTGGGCGATCTTCTAGGATTCTTGCCAGAGCTCCCAGAGCTCCCAAAGTTACCGCCGTTGCCTTCGTTCGAACTCTTCGACCAAGTGCCGCGGTTTCCAGATCTGAAGCTGCCAGCGTTGTCGCTCGATCTTGTGGCGTTCATCCCTGAGCTACCGGGGCTTCCCGCGCTTCCGTCCCCAATCTGCTTTCTCGATCTCAACTGATGGCACTCGGCTCAGGCGTTGACCCAGCGGGCATAGCTCGCGCTGGGCTCGACGTCATACAGATTCCGCCGCGTTACGCGCTCAAGCCCATCGCGGCCAAGCTCTTCGACCCCAAAGCGAAGGCATATGTCGTCAACGCCGACGGTCAGTACGTCGGCACGCATCCCATCGATCAGTGGGTCGTGCAGCAGCTCGTGTTCATGCGCGGCACGATCCTGGCCGCGCTGAACGTTGGCAATGCGGCGCTCCGCTACTCGCACATCGGGCCCGATCACGTCGCCAAAGTCACGAAGGATCTCGAGTCCCTGTTGGCCCCTCGAGTCAACGCAAACGAGATTCTCGTGCACGCCATTGAGGTCGCTGCCCCCCAGTACGCCACGCTCATGCAGGTCGACTACACCAACATCCTGACCGCAACGCGGATGAAGGCGGAGGCGTGACCTTTCCTCCTGAACTCGTCATCCCAACGCGGACCGAGCTAGTCGATCAGCACCTGAAGTTTCGGCGTGTTGCCAACCCGCTGATCGACGTCTCCGAGGGCGGAGAGCCATTCAACGATGCCAGCGTCGCCGCAGACATTCAGCTGCCGATCATCGCGCAGGCACGGCGGATCACGAACGCCGCGTTCCCTTGGACGGCGCAGGCCGCTGACGTCCCCGAGTGGGGAGATAAGCTCGGGGTTCCCCCGTCGCCGGCAACCGGTGCGATTGGGTTCGTCAAGATCTCGGCTAGCGTCGGTGGCGGAGAGATCCAGCAAGGCGCTTTCCTCACGATCAAGGATCGGTCAAACGGTCCACGTTTCATGTGCCAGATTACCGGTCGCTACTTCGATGGCGACTGGGTACCGATCACCGCCTACGACACAGGGCGCGAGACCAATCTACCGCCCGGCACCAAGCTAACCTGGTCATTCCCTTCGCCCGCCGGCATTGGTCCGGTTGCTACGGTGGTCGATCAGGACGGCGAGGGGCTCACCGGCGGACGGGACGAGTCCACAGCTGCAGAGCAGCAAGCCGCCATCCTCGACAAGCTGCGCGAGCCGCCTGGTGCCGAGAATGATGCCCACTATCGCTTCGAAGCGCGTCGCCTTGGTGTCCCTGTGCAGCAGGCGTTCACGTACCCCGCGATCATCGGCGCAGGCTCGATCGGGATCGTCTTCACCGTGTTCCCGACGCGTCGCGGCGGCTCCCGTATTCCCACGGGCGCCCAAATGCGTCGCATTGGAGCGGGACTCGAGTACGCATTCGGCGCCGACGACTCCGTCTTGATGACGGCACTCGTCGAGTACCCCGTCACGGTCGCCTACAAGATCGACTGGGCACAGGGTGCAGGAGGCTGGGCAAGCACAGCGCCCTGGCCTCGCTTCTACGAGGGCTCTGCTCCCATCGTCATCAAGGCCGTCACGGATGCGCTCACGTTCTCGGTTGGCACCATGGCGAGCGGCTACGGTGGCATCGTGGCACCGAGCGTTGGAAAGCGCATCGCGCTGTTCGACAGGGTCAATGGTCGCTTCATACAGAAGCGCATTTCCACAGTCTCCGGCTCCGGGCCGTGGGACATCACCATCGACACGACCAACCGCGTGAGCGACGAGAACTACACGCCCGTCGCTGGGCAGCGGGTCTCGCCTTGGTCCGATTCGCTGCAGGCCGTCGCTGATAGTCTGGCTGGAGTGTTCGATGGGCTGGGTCCGGGTGAACTCGTCTACCCGAATCCACTCGAAGGCACCCGACGCATTAGAACGCCGTTCGCTCCGGCGCAATGGCCTTACCGACTCACCGAGGACGCGCTTGAGGCTGCAGTGTCCACGTCGCGAATCTCGCAAGTTTTCGATCACGCCGTCGTGTTGGGAGCCGGAACTAGCCCACCCGTCGGAACCCCTGGAACTGTTGCCTACGTCGTAGCACTTGGCGACCTTGCCGTGCACCCAAAGACCTAATGCCGATCGACTATCTCTGCTACGACGGTAACCCGTCGGACAACGTTGCTCCGCACAGACCGTCAATCGACGATCTTGGCTCTGACCAATATGAGGACTTTCCGAGTGAGCCGGTGGATCCGACTCGCGAATGGCCGGCCGCGTGCTGCAACGAGATGTGCGGCGTCGTGGCCTCGCTCTCGCGAATGAGCAACGTCGTCGCCATCACCGTGCACTTCACATCCGGCACGCCATTCGTGCAGAGCTCGGCGCAGCCGCGCACAACTCCTGTTGTGATTCAGCCGCTGGACAACGGGGTTGGTGATGTATCGCTGACCTGGCCAGCTAACAGCTTCCCGCCGGCGCTCAACGATCCAAAAGCCTACGTGACTGGTGCAACGGTGGGAGCCGCGTCCGCCATCGCCATCTCAAACGGCGTGCGCGTCCGCGTTAAGGACCTCACCAACACGGCTGCAGACCTTCCGTTCGTCGTCGAACTAGCATGAAGAAGTTCACGCGCTTCTCGCCCTTCGGGCACGGAGCTTACCCGGGGATTCCGCTTGGGAAGCGGATCTATCAGGCCATGCTTGAGGCCTACGGGTACGATGACAACTTCAACGACGAGAATCTGAAGGGGAAGCTCTTTGCTGACGCCATGATCGCGGCGAGCGCTCGCTTGATGGTCGAGAAGGCCAGGGCGGAGCTACACCCGCTCAAAACGAGCCAGTTTCTCGAGCTTCATGAGCGCCAGAACGGAATAAACCCACCACCTGTAGCAACGCTCCACGATCGGCGTAAGGTGCTTTACGCGATCGGTAGACTTGACCTGAACGGCAGGGTCTCAACGATCCACCAAACACTTCAGGAGTTCCTCGGTGACGACATGGTCGGGTATCGAACGATCCGCGTCAACGAACTCCCATCACAGGCGAGAACACCGAACCCCGCTGGCAATCAGTCGACCTGGGAGACGCCGCTGCGAACCGTGCGCATGCTCGCCGGGGTCTCTCGCCTGCGCACCGATTTGACGATCCCGGTCGAATACGTCGCGGGTGACACAGAGCTTTTCTCTGTTGGCCAGAGCGTTGTCGTCGATCCGTCCTACGGGCGCGCCGAAGTCGTTCAGATTTTGAGTCGTACGAACACGACGATCACGGCGCAGTTCACCAAGCCACATGATCGCGGGATCTGCATCGTTGGCGGTCACCATCCACGCAACTGGAGCACGAAGCGCACGCACCTAATCATGCTGCGCAACGGCAAGGCACTCGACGCGATCGTTCGCAGCTCGATTGAGTTGCTCATGCGACGAATGATCAAGGGCTCCGCGCGTTGGTACATTCTCGATGAGAGCAGCGCGTTCACTTCAGGCCCATTCAAACTCGGTGAGTCCCCGCTCGGCGTGACTTCCCTCGGTGCAACAAGCGTATGAGCTTCGACAGAATTCGAGAGCCGGGTGAGTGGGTCAACGGCACGCCGATCGACGCATCCGAGATGGATGCCCTAGACGCACGCCAGCCGGGCATTCTAGATGGCGCTTCCGGAGGATCCTGGGCACCAACGCAATCGATCACCGTCGGCGGCAAAGGCATACAGGACGCCTACCAACAGCACGTCGCCCCGACGATCACCTCTGGTAGCGCGACCGTCAACAACATTGAAGCACACCGCACTTGGGTAACGGGCGTCGCAGCAGCGAACGCATACCTGACATTTCAGTTCAAAGCCGACGACGAAGGCACGTCTCGCGAGCTTATGGTCGAAGAGCTTGGGGCCGGCGTTACGGTGGTTCTGCGCGACGAGAACAACGATATCATGTCGCACGGTCAGTGGAAGAACCACGACCCTTCGACACTCCTGATCGTCAAAATCGAACGCGTCAGCGGCGCCTGGGTCTGCACGCATCGCGCCTCTGACCAACAGACGCTCTTCAAGATCTATGAAGCCGACGCAGTCCAGGGTCCAGATCGCAACCCCCTGCCCGCGGTAGAGAATCTCTACGGCCCCGACGATGGCGCCGGAAGGGTCTTGTTCTTCACCCTGCCATCCGGGGTGAGCGGCATGGTGCGCCGCGTTCGCTTCAAGCGCCTGCTGCCGTTTTCAGAGGTTCTGTTCGAGTCGGTCGGTGCCTCGAGCATCGTGTACAACGTTGGCGGTGGCGGAGAGATCAACGTAACGATCGAACTCATGTATGCGTTGTGGGGATGGCGCATCACCAACGTCATCAAGAACGTTCGTCCGCAGGGCGAGTTGACATTACCGCTTTCCTCGATCCCTGAGGACCCAGTAGCAGTCGATACCGACATCTACTCGGTCGTTGCGGTCAACACGCCGCTCACCAATACGGGAAACAACGCGAAATTCACGCTCAAAGATCCACTGTTCGAGCACCAAACGCTGTCGATCTATTTCCAGGCAGTTACGGGCGTCGATCAGGCTCCCCAAATCGAAGTGCGCCCAGCGAGTGCGCTGAACAGCGTGATCTACGCCTGGGACTTCTCGGTGTTCCGAGCGAACTACTACTCCTACCCGTACGCGCCGACTGTCCAGCAGTGGGGCGGAGGGTTCCCGATGGCAATGCACTTTCGCGTGATTGACGGCCATTGGCAGTACATCGGTTTCACACCGTAAACCCATGACAGCAAACATCAAACTGCAGGTTTCGATCAACTCGGGGCCGCAGCAACAAGGACCTGTGTCCGGTGGCATCGCCGTGGCGTCGAACGACGTCATCGGGCTGTCGGGTTTCAATGTCTCGGGCGCAAAGCGCTACCGCTACGAGATCTTCGACTACCCGCCTGGCTTCACGACGCCATCGGGCTGGTCGCAGGACAGCGGAACGCTAGCCATCTACTACGAGGGACCCAATCCTCCATCATGGGAGATCCCGTCCGACTCGCAGATCTGGGGCAAGTGGGGCCTTTCGCTGATCATCGATGGCGGGGTACGCCCTGATGCCGCGCACAACAACGCGCCCATCAATGCGCCCGACTTACGCGATGAGTCGATTGTTCTGGTCAAGGAAGGGCCGCTCCACGACGGACTCTTCAAGGAGACCAATCAGGTCGATCAGCTCCGGCAGCACGAAGGAGACTACAAGCGCAACCTTCGGATCATGGGGGCGCTGGTTATCTCCGCTGGGGGAGAGGCGAACACCGCGTCGAACGTCGGCACTGCTGGCGTCGGCGTTGTAGACGGCAAGGATGGAACTGACCTGCAGTTCCGCAATATCGCTCCTGGCGACCTCATCCTCGTCACGCTCGACGGCACCAACATCGTCGTAGCGATCAACCGCGACGCGTTGCTCGACCTCATCAACACGGGCTCCGTCACGATCCCACCGGTTGGCGGCGATGCGGTCGACGGTGGCGATCCGCTCGAAGATCTGCGCGTCATCGCGGTGCACTCGGGCGGTGCCAGCGGTGAACAGCTGACGATCGACACGATGATCGATGGACAGCTCGTCGCTCGCGCCGGTTCCGGGCTCACGACGATCGACTGGATCCGACGCATCGTTGGCGATCCCAATGGCGTGGAGACGGGCACGGGCGGAGAGTTCGCGCTCTCGACGGATGGTCGCGCTTGGATCAATGCGGGCGGAACCGTTTGGTACGAGGTCTCTCTCTTCGGGCTCGCGGGCGGCGACCTGGACGGCAATTACCCGGATCCCAGCGTCATCGCCCTGCACATGGGCGGCGTGCGCGTTGCGCTCGGCCCCATCTCTGAGGGCCAATTCCTTCGCCTGGTGAACGGCGTGCTCATCGGATCCACTTTCGCAGGTGGCGGCGGAAGCGGAGCGAGCAACGGAATCCCGTTTACCTACGACGACTCGTCTACCACAATGGCGGACCCGACGCCGGGGAAACTGCGCCTTAGTAGCGGAACGCTCTCGGCAGTCACGACGATCGCATTCGATCACCAGGACGCCAACACGACCAACGTCGAAGCGTGGCTCGACGCGCTGAACGCGTCTCAGAGCGCCGTGAAGGGCCGCATTCGGCTCGCCAGTGCCAGCGACTCGACTCGCTGGGCCGAGTTCGACGTCGTCACCGTGACGAACCAGAGCGCTGGCTCAGGCGGTTGGCAACAGCTCACCGTGGTCTACGTCGCGGGCAACGGCACGCTGCAGACCACCGCAGCCGACACGATCGTTTCGTTCACGCGCTCCGGCGATCCTGGCTCGTCCGGCATCCCTTACACCTACGACAACTCCGGCACGACGAGCACCGATCCGGGCAACGGAAAGATCCGCTTCTCCAGCGCGACCGTCGCTAGCATCACGCATCTCTACGCGGACCTGCTCGACGCCAATGGGCGCGACGTAACGGCGTACCTCGACACGCTCGACGACTCGACGTCGACGGTCAAGGGCTACGTCACGCTGCGGCGTCGCACGGACCCGACGGCGTTCGCCTTGTTCCAGCTGACTGCCGTCACGACGCAGACGGGTTACCGCGATCTGACCGTCGTACATATCAACAGTGGCGGCACCTTCGTCACGACCGCGGCCGACATCTTCCTGCAGTTCTCGCGCACGGGCGACAAGGGCGCAGACGGCAACGTCATCAGTGTTCTGGGTGTACAGTACACCTACTCGACGACGACAACGAACAGCGACCCCGGCAACGGGAACGTCCGGTTCAACGCGGCGGTTAGCGGCGCCAGCTACTCGTCCGTCACGGCGATCTACATCGACAACCTGGAAGGCGGCGGTGCGGACGTTACGGGTTGGTTTGCCACATGGGATGACTCGACTTCGACGGTCAAAGGCCAGCTCGTTCTGCAGTCCAATGCAACGCCCGGCAAGCTCGTCATATTCAACGTCACGGCAGTCTCGGCGCAGTCCGGCTACTACCTCATCACCGTCTCGCACGTCGCTTCGAACGGTCCTCTGCCGACGACCGCAAACGACATCCGCGTGTTCTTCACTCGCACGGGTGACAAGGGCAACAACGGTGCAGACGGCGCTGATGGTGCCGGCGGACTAACGTCCGTCAACGCGTACGACGGAGTCGCTGCGTCGCTGGCCAGCAACGTTCTCACGGTTCGACGCAGCCGCGTCGTGTTCAGTCCGGCGTCGTTCTCGACTGATCAGCATGACTTCAACGGCGGCAACAGCGCGTCATTCCAGGATGCTGACGAGGTTGAATTAACTCCGACGGCCAACGTTGATCTGACCGGCATGGAGGCGTGCACTTCGAACGGCAAGTCGCGCAAGAAGCTGCGCAACAAGTCCGGGACATTCACGGTAACGCTCAAGCACATCAACACGGGCTCGGCTGCGGCGAACCGCTTCGGTTGCCCAGGATCAACCAACTGCAGCCTCGGATACAACAACGACGAACTGCTCGTTGAATACGACTTCGTTGGACAGGGTTGGCGCCCCGTAGATCGCCACGTCATCCTCGCTAGCGGTGCCCACACGTTCAAGGGCAACCAAAGCATGGGCGACAACGCCCTGCTGAATTGCCGAACCATTGAACTCAACAACTCTGTGCCTGGCGCTGCCGGCACTGGCCAATCGCGTGCACATGCCTTCGCTGGATCTGGAGGTAAGTCCCCGGGCTGGGTGAACGCTCGCCCTGCTGATGGGCGCATGCTCATCGATCAGTGCGTCGGCTACGTCGAAGACTCGGGAACAGGTACATCGCGCAGCGGCACGCTTGCGCTCGACTTCTCCAGCATGATGGGGCGCGACCTGAGCAACGGCGCGTTCATGATCAAAGTGATCATCACGTCGCGCTGCGTGACTGACTCGACGTCGTACCCGTACATCGCTGCCGAGGCGTGGTTCTTCTACCCGGGCAAAGGCATGGGTGTGACGTACATGAAGCAACAGGGCTCCACGACGCGCGCCTATTGGACGCCGTCCGCGACCCTGAGCGGCAGTGGTCAGACGACGCAAGCGACGCTGGATGCAACCAAGTCGGGTGACACCGTCAATGTCGCGTGGGCCATCGCTCCCGGCGGCGCCGGCTCGAACACCTGGGAGACCTGGATCGAAGCCCGCATCACTGGCGGCGCCCCGTGAGAGTCTCTGCGCTCTGCTTGAGCCGTGGCGATCAAGCGATGCTTGACGCCGCCTACGCCGATTGGACCCTGCAGTCCCGACGTGGCGACGAGTTCGTTGTAGTTCATGATGGCTCGCGTTCGCTTCGATGCCCGGGTGTCGCAGTGGTCTGCAGCGCGGTGGCAAATCTAGGAGTCCGCCGCAACCTCGGCGTAGCGCACGCTACCGGAGACGTCATTGCCGTTTGGGACGACGACGACGGCCACGAACGCGAGCGCCTTGCCGAGCAGCTGGAGCCGATTGACACGGGCTGCGACGCCAGCGTCATCCGCGACGTCTTACTCGAGGCCACGGGCAAAAAAGCGTGCGGCTGGATGCCATGTGGCTGGCCTCAGACTCTCGTCGTCACGCGTGACGCGTTGCTGGCTGCCGGCAGGTGGCCAGAGGACAAGCGCTGGGACGACGACATCGCGCTGCTCATGCGACTGCGCACGCGATTTGTCGTGCGTCGGATCGAGAGCGAGAAGCTGCTTTACCGATATCGCCAGCACGACTCCAACGTGACGGGTAGTGTGCACTGGGATGCGATCTGGCAGCGCGCCATCCCGCTTTCACAATCCCCTTGGGCCGAGCATGTCCAAAACTGACGAATTGAAGACCCTGCGCGATCAGGTCGAACGCCTCACGTCACTGGTTGAACGCCTCACGCGGGGTCGCGAGCCCACGGTACTGGAGAGCATCTTTCCGGGTCGCTGGCGCAAAGAGTGGAGTGGGCGCGGCAAGGACTGGGACGCCCACGGCTCCGAAGAGTTCGTTGCCGTCGAGAACCGAATCGATATCGGCGAGACGACCGCTGTTGCGACGTCCTGGAACGTCGACGTCATCGAGAGCGGAGACAAGATCCGTCTGCGACAACACCACGACGTCACGGGGTGCACGGGTCTCGCTGACATCGAGATCGCGATCTCTGGCTCGCCAGCCGTCGGCTACAGCGGTTTCGAACTCGTGCACGGTCACCGAGTGGCCGTAAAATACTCGCCCATCAGTGAGCCTGTGGCCAGCTGAAGCGCTGCACCGGTCCCTGGCAGTGAACGGCGATGAAACCGTGCTGCTTGAGCGCGCCCCAGATTGGCGCGACGTTGCTATCGAGCCACGCGTCTGAGCACCCGTCCCCAAAGGCAACGATGCCGCGCGCGCCGTCACCGAACGTCTGAACTCCGGTGATGCCGGGGCCGGCGTGAGCAGACCAGTCGGCGGCGAGCGTGGCCCGTCGCTTCAGATCACCCTCGGACCAAGCCGGAGCCGACGGCGCGATTGTTGCGACTTGTACGACCGAAGCGCTAGGCGCTAGCGCCGCTAAATCCGCGGCAGGCGTCATGTCGACGCTTGACGCTGGTGCAGCCGGCGGGGCCCAGTTGAACATCCCGAAAGAGCGCTCCCGTTCCTCGATTCGCCCGGGGTCGATGTTGGTTCGGTGCTGAGCCGCGCAAGCGAGCAGCAACACTGGCGCTACGAGATGGGTCCTCATGGTGCCTGATCCTGCCCACTATTCCTAAGCCCCGCAAGTGAACGCCTGAGCAAGGATTCGAATTTTCTCACATGCCCGCCAAAGTCGACAACCCGAGGGCCCCGGTACCGGACGCGGAGCACATCCCTCTGCGTCCGAACGAGACGCTTACGCTTGTATGCACGTCGTCTATCGGGACCACTCCTTTTGTGCTCCCTGCGGCCCAGCGGGGGCAAGTCATGGCCAACTTGGGAGCGCGCCAGCGGCGCGATGCGAACGTGGTCGTCGAGAAGGACGATAACGGAGCCTCGAGCCTGACGGTGTTCGTCGACCTGGGAGCATGATGTGTCGGTAGCGTCGTTCACCAATTTCCACGAGCAGAACGCGCTGGATTTTGCTGGCGGGTCAACGACGATCACGTCCAAGACGTACACGTCTGGGCGTCTCTACATCATCGCGCTCGACCTGTTCAACATCGCGAGCAGTGGAGACTGGTCCGCAATCTCAATCAGTAACGGCTCCGGGGTAACGGGAACCTGGACCAAGCTCGCCAATACCTACCAGGCCCAGGGTATCCTGCGTTTCTGGAGCAAAGATGTCTCCGGAACTGGGACTCTCTCGTTCAATCGCGGCACGAGCTCCACAGGGTACAACTGCAACATTGGTGAGAGCACTGGTGGCTTTGACACCAGCAACCCGATCGTTGCGTCGAGCGACGTCGACTCATCGAGTACGACGCCGACTGTCCCTGCGTTGGCAAGCGCTGGAAACGTAACCTACGGGCACGTGTTATCCAGCGGCACCAACTCTATCGCTGCGTGGACCCAATACTACAGCTTAAATTTCGCTGGGTTTCTCTGCAACGACTACAACGGGACGACCTCAAACCCGACGGTTACGAGCAGCGATCTGAAGCGGTTCACGTCGATCCAGATCGCTGAGGCGTCTGCAGCTGCAGCCAGCGGGATGGCCGAGTTTTCCACGTCGATGCGACGTCAACGCTCCGTGTACGCCCGCTATCGTCGTTGAAGAGTAACGGGCACTCTGGATGCTCAAAGACCGTCCGCTCACTGCGGACCCAAGCGCCCTCGTGTGCGCTGAAAGAGAACTATGGCATACGGCAGAATTTACAACGTCGTGATCGAAGCGGTGGCGGTAACCGCGATCCAAGATCTGTTCGAAGTCACTAACGCTTCTACGAAGATCACAGTGCTGCGCTCGCTGGAGATTGGTCAGAGTTCCGACGCGGCGGACGCGCAAGATGAGCAGCTCTATGCGCGTATCATCACGGGCTACACAACAAGTGGGTCGGGCGGTTCCTCGGTAACCCCGATCCCAAGAATGATCGGCATGTCTGCGTACTCGGGCACGTGTGAACGCAATAACACGACAGTGGCAAACACCGGCACGGCCGTCGTTCACCGAGCCTTCGCGTTCAATGTTCGCGCTGGGTACGTCTGGCAGCCTAGCGAGGACGAGATGATTGTTCTGGCGCCCAGCGAGCGCGCGGTAGTTCACCTGCCTGCGGCTCCAGCGGACTCCCTCACCATCTCCGCGACATTGACTATCGAAGAGATCGGCTGATTCATGGCGTGGTTTCGGCGAAAACAGCCGAGGCGACCTCGCCGGGTTAGCGCTGCTCTCTTTGGTGTTGGCAGCGGCAGTAACGCGAGCGCATTCGCCACTGTATCGGCGCAGGGGACCGTTTCCCCGAGCGGCGGCACTCTCGCGGCAAGCTCAGCGTCGATCGCGGCAACGGGATCCGTAAGTCCGTCTGGCGCGTCGCTCGCCAGTGTTGCTGGCACGGTTGCGGCAATCGGCGGCGCCAATCCGGCTGCGGCAAGTCTCGCGAGCTCAAGCTCCAGTGTTACTGGCGCCGGAACCGTCGCAGGAACCTCAGCAAGTCTAGCAGCGCCATCTGCCAGCATATCCGCCATCGGTGCGGTTAGCGCAGCAAGCGCGTCCAGCGCGGTATCAAGCTGCACTGTCGCTGGCGTCGGAACTTGCTCCGGAGTCGGCGCAGCACTCGCCTCGAGCAGCGCTTCGATTGCTGCCGTGGCAACGATCGTCGGGGCACCACAGTCCGCGGTTGCAAGCGTCGCGATCGCGGCAACAGGATCCGTTTCCCCGGGCGCGTCATCGCTGGCCACGACCTCGGTTGCAGTTTCCGCCACGGGCTCCGTCAACGCAACTGCACTCGCTAGCGCGCTGACAAGTTGCACGATCTCCGCGACCGCGTCCGTTACACCAGTCGCCGGGTCCCTAGCGGCAGCCGGCGCGACGATCGCTGCGTCGTCGACGGTGTCACCCGTTGGCAACAGCTCCACGAGTGGCG